TCCGGCAGCAGATCGCCTGCTGTCAACGGATCAGGCCGCATCGCCGTCCACGCGTCACCCAGAATCCCCTCATCCGGCAGTAACTCGCCGGCTGTTAATCGACTGGGGGCACGATACGCGAGCTGTTCACGTAGCAGATCACGACTCGGTAGCAGATCGTCTATCGCCAGTGGACCGGGCTTACGCTCATCCCACGCTGTAGTCAGTTCCTCCTCGCCAGGCAGCAGGTCGTCCAACGTCAGCGGAGGCAACTCTCCCATCGCTGTGTCAAGCTCTGCAAGTTTGGTGCCGCCGAGGGTAAACAGCTCGTTGAGCAGTCGGGCCTGATCTAATGGACCGCCCGTAAGGCTCAGATCAGGCGGTGCAGGCAATCCACCCAGCAGCGTCTCCAGGTCTTCGCCCTGACCGAGCGCCTTTGCCAAGCCAGTCCGTTGTGCCGGGAAGCCATATCCCTCACCGCCAAAGGAGCCGCCGATAATATCATCCAACAAGCCCTGCGACCTCTGCAGGTTCCTGAATAACGCGTTGGGCACAGGAGATGCGCCCAGCACCCCAAGGTCGTCAGTGATACCGCCCAGTTGATCTTCTAAAGTGCCTACTGTGTCAACAAATCCAGTAGGGAATTTCATAATCGAGGGGGACAGTTGCTGTCGCAACTCACCAAGACGAGTGCCCTGTAAGGTGATGGCCGCGGCAAGCTCCCCAAGGCCGAGGCCGCGGAGTTTCTCCTCCAAGCCGCCTTCGCCAAAAATGTCCCGCTCGATGACATCAAGGCCAAAGTCAGCGCCGGTCAGAGGATCAATAGCGCCACGAATACCCGTGCCGATGTCACTGGCAAGGCCAGGGATATTCAGACCTGTGAGAATATCTCCACCCAGGCCACCGAGTTCGCCGAGAATCTTTGTGCTAATATCCCCTGGCAAGTCTTGAAAGAGGTCAAGAAGACCAGCTCTCAGATTCTCTTCAGGACTCAGTCCTGGTCTCGTCGTTGGAAAACCTAAGCTGAATGCAGGGCTACCGAATATCACTTCAATGTGGCGCTGAACATTGTCTTCCCGTTCCTGCAGTGCCATAAAGAACCTGGCCCGGAACTGACTCATCTGTGCGTCGGAAGGACGAGGCACATTCCTATCAGGGTAGTCGGCACGGTCGATGGAGCCGTCGCCGTTGACATCCTCGCCCTGACTGGCCAACCACGCGTCCAACTTCTGCCCTTGAACGATCATCTGCACTACAGGATCAGCGCCCAAGCTCTGGAAGACTTCGCCGGGACCAGAACCATATCGGGCACCATATTCTGCGGTGCGGAAATGCTGGTTAGTAAATTCTGTCAGATCTGGATCTGTGAAGTCGGGATTGTAGTTCGGCGTCCCCCACCCCGTCACTGGGCTTTTCCACTCCCCAGGATCAGTCCATTCAAATTCAGTGCCATCAGCAGCAGCATCACGCGCAAATTGACTGCCTGCCCCGGTAGGATCATATCCTCCCATGTCAATTTCTTCGGGCGGCAAAGCGCCTTCGTCATCGTCAACACTCACAACTGTTTCCGGCAAGGCGTCTGTGGCCTGACCGTTTGCAGCGGTAGACGTGAAGAGAGAGAATCCCTCGCCACCGGGTCCACCAGGTGTCTCAATTACGTTCCTCTCGCTGGTAGAGCCGATCTGGATGCCGTCTTGGAAAATGCCCCGAGTGCCGGGCGCCTGATAGGCAGTACCAGGTTGAGAGACGCCGGGAATAATGTCGCCAATAGAGATATTCGGATCGAACCCAAAATCCCCAAACCCACGCAACTGGTTGCTCGTAAGCCTCTGGTTACCAGACCATTGGATTTGAGAAGGATCTTTAAAAAGAAAGAAGGGACTAATAGGGGCCATCTCTAAACTCCTGCCTTAACCCTGCGCTTCTTGCCAATGTCTTTGTATACCGGATGCGTACGTCGGATACGAAATAATTCATCTCTGGAATTGTTGGTAAACTTCAGGCTGGAATGAGGATCGTATTCGCTCATGTCCAGATCCTGCGCCAGCATCCGCACCGTGCCCAGCTCTTCTTCGTCGGTCTTGCTTGAATTAAGAATGAATCCACCGCCAGCAACATTCAGCGTCCTGGTGGTACCGGATATGCCTGACGATTCCTGATTGACAGTGATGTTATAGTCTCCGGTAGCATCAAAATAGGTGCGCGAATACAGCCATCTGACCCGCTCGGCCGATCCAGACGGTGCTGGTGCCCCCGTGCGGAAATAGGCCCGAATAGCAGTGCCATCAGAGGTATCGTCATCGTCGTTGTAGGTGTTTGCAGGCGCATGATCTTCCAGTTTGCCGCCGATATCGCCTGACGAGTCCAATGTCCCGGCATGAGGCGTCTGATCAATCAACGCCGCACAGTTGCGGTCGAAGTACGCCCCCGATCCGGTGTAAGGACCGAACCAGCAGTCATGGCGATCCGAGTAGATGATGATGTGGTTCATCTCTGTCTGACCGGTGCCATAGGGCACCCAGAACCAGGCTTCTGCCTCGGCTGGATAGTACAGCGAGAAACTCTCCACCAGACGTGAGTCGTTGAGATGGGGCCAGTATCCCAGATCGAGCGCGAAGGACTTCTTCTCTACGTCATCCCCACCATCCCACTCGTAGATACCGTCCTCGCGGACCATCAACTGGCGATCTCCAGGCAGCACCACCACCGCCCTGCCATGAAGCGCGGCCCGAGAGGTGCGCTGCTGCTGCTGGTAGGGAATCTGTGAGTTGCCCGTGGGCACCATGGTGAAGATGCCGCCACTGGTATGCACCGACAGGGCGTTGCGCGTTGACACCAGGGCCGTAATACGATGACCGAACTGGTAGAATGAGGTCGCCCCCACCGTATCGATATCGGCAGTATCGCTGAACCACAGCCGGTCATAGTCGGTGCCCGTGCTGCCCCACCAGACCCGGTTGTCCCAGTGCGCCACATGATCCGCTCGGTCGAAGCGAGAGTCTACATCCACCACCGCAGCATTGCCGCTGCCAGTCCACTTGAAGGGGACATCATAGCCGTTGGTGGCAAAGAGGGTACCGCTGCCCTCGTCTGCCGCCCACTCGAAAGTATAGTCATCGCCAGCGGTGACGGTGACGCTGCCGGTGATGGGTGACCAGCCAGATGCGTATTTGTAAATGGCCGTGCCAGCAACGATGACCACATACTCGGTTGATGGCGGCACGGTGAACTGGGCGCACATGGTCAGTGTCGGGTCCAGGGAGATGTTGGCCGCCGACTTGTACGAAGCCGTGCCCAGGCGCTTCTCTACGGCACCGGCCGCCTGTATTCGAGTATTCTCCATAGCGGAAATCTCCTCGACTGCCACATCCTCTTCAGGCCGCGAGTACCACACGCCGCCCGTCCATGGACCGTACTGAATATCACCGGCACGTATCGCCATCAGCTTGCCGCCGAAAGACTGCTATCAGCCGGCACATAATTGAACCGGCCTGAGAGATCTCCTACTTCCGCTCTACGCCAGACCCGATTGCCGTAGATCGTACGGTTGGTTTCCTTGCCGTTATCAATCGCCTCGTTGTACTCAAAGCGATTCTCCCCGGCGGCCTCAGAGTCGCCCTTCTCCTGCAGATACATCTCGGTCGCACCAAAGATCACCGCCGGCTGCAAGATCTCCGGCAACCACCTGTCCAGTTCTGTAGAGTCGTTGCCTGAAGTCCAGTCCACAATAAAGCCACGATAGCGGTAGCGGATGACATCGCCCGGTGTGCTGTGATAGGGCCACATACGAACCCGGATCTTGCCCGACAGCGCGTCTACCCCATCAGCCGCCCATATCCTCGCATTGGTCTCATTGTTTCTATCTGGGTCTTCTGCGTCGATCATGTCAAGGCCGGCACCAGAGATGGTACGGCTGTTGGTTTCATCGATAAACGAATGCGGCACCAGCACGTCTGCGTCGAGGGCGTAGGTCTGGGTGACGGCGATAGACACATATGCAGCCGTGGCACTGCCGTTGGTCAGTGCCGTGTCTGACGTGGTAAACGTGCCAACGATGGTGTGTACCAGCAGGGCCGTAGGGTAGTTGGTAGGATCATAATCGTCATCTATTTTTGCCGTGGCCCCGGAACTGTTGCCGGTAATCGTGTTTCCTGCAGCAAAAGTCCCACTGATGCTCGATACCGTGATGGTCTTGGTCGTATTGAACGTGGTGGTCTTATGCAGCCACCACCACTTGCCACCAATCTCTCCTGACACCCGCTTCGCTGCCATGTTGAGATACAGCCGAGCCTGATCCTTGTACGTCGTATTGGTGGTCAACAGGCCGACGCGGTTCAGTGTCATGGTAATGGCTTGTGCAAGCGTCATGCTGCCTCAGATCAGATTTGCCCAGGCACCGTTCTCATAGCCCTGGAACTTGTTGTCTGTCTCGTTGTACACCACCATGCCGTTGACTGCCGTGAGCGCATTGCGCTCGGTGGTGGTCAGCGACGTACACTGCAGGAACCCTGTAGGTGAGTCCACCTTCAGTGAATTGCATTCGACATGACCGAAAACGCCCAGTTCACCAAAGGACACAGCCTGGTTCTGTTGCCCTGCAACAACAGGGTCAGACTGGCTCTGCCGTTTGCGAGGCTCAGTCAGGCGCGGCTCACGGAGCTGGGTCATTCAACGGCCAGATCAGCCAGGGCCTCTGGATCGAGAGTCATATTCGATTCTGCCGGTGTTGACACCGGATCAACGCCGGTCTGCATCTGATCCACGTCACGGCCCGTGAGAGTCGTCATGGCACCGGTAGCGTTCTGATTGACGCGCCAGCTTTCAGAAACTTTTTCCTTGGCCGCTTCGTAGCCAATAGCCATGGCCATGGCTTCTGACGGTTCTGGCGTCCAGTCATCCGGGTGCAGAGCCTCACCGACAGTGAAGGCGATGCGCTTGGCATCAGCGTTGTTCTGCGGGGTGCTTTTACGCGTGATTGTGCCTGAAGCGCCCAGTGCCTGGCGCAGTTGTGTCTTCACATGATCAGGAGCATCCTTCAGCACGGCAACCAACGCGTCAAGATCCAACTTCTGCTCTGCTGCCATTTCAGTTCTCCTTGAATAAATATTTTCGGGATGGGGCGAACCCCACCCCGAAAATCTGGTTTAGTCACCCAATCCGGTAATCATGATTGGGCAGGGCTTTTCTGTAGCAGCAGCTCCTACTGCATGGCCGATGACAAGTTCATCAACACCGGCGTCACTAATTTGAATAGAGCCAGCCGTTGAATCAGAAACAGCCACCATGACGCCTAATGTAACAGCAGCACCAGCATCATTAAGTGCATAGGCCACGCCCCCCGTTTGCAACCAGAAATAATAACCACTGGTAGCAGCCCTCGGTGCAATGCCAACAACACGGTCATAAGAGCCATCAATGACCGTAGCCGTAATAACACTGGCATACGGATTGGGCGTAATCTGGTAATCATCACTGGTAGCAAAAGCAGTGACAATACCGTCGTACAACTGAAACGTGACCACGTTGGACACAGCAGCCGTATTCGACTTAATACGATATTGCTCCAGATTCGTGATGTTACCAAGATAAGCGCCAGAATAAAGGTTCGCCGTGGCGCTACTCAACGTAGAATCCGACAACGTAATAGTCGTAGCTCCAGCACTGGCAGCGGTAAAAGTGCCATTCGTGTCTGCGGCTATAATTTGAACATTGTCGGTAGAAACGACCTTGCCCGCAGTTATTGCTGCCGAAGACTTTGAATACCGAAAAACACGGCCATCGTCGAACTCAAGTTTAGCACCAAGCGGACCACGCTGAGAAGAGGATTCTTCATAAACCCCCTGAGAAATACCCGTGATCCCGCCTGGGCCTGTGCTTCCGTTATTGGTGCTTCCTCCACCAAAACCCCAATTAGTAGACATTGGTACAATTCCTTTCCCCTATGGGCAGGGTGTGAACCCCCATTGGCTTGGGGGCAAGGGTTTATGCCAGGTCGTACAAGAGACCCTGACGACGACGATTATTGGTGACCAACTGGCCACCAAATACCACGAACGCAGCACGGGCAAGCTGGTTGCTCGGACGCTGGAACGGGGTCTTCGAGAAGTTGCGGCCAGCCTGCACCTTCAACTTCAGATACTTGGTGTTGAGGAAATACATACTGTCAGTGACACAATCCCGATCAGCAATCAGCGGTGCGCCACGGAACGTGACATCACCAGTGACACCAAGATCTGCCTTCCCCGCGCCAGTAAAGCGGGTATGGCCTGTGCCTTCAAACACGGCCTCGTAGTTCCCGTAATGGGTATGCGAAGCAACGAGAAGGGTGGGCTTGTCATTGCCCTCAGAAACCGCATTCCACATCTGGCCCATGGCCAGAATGCCGGTATACTGATCACCGATCTTGGTCAGGAAATTGGTATACGTGGCCAGCATTTCACCCGTACCAGCGGTGAAATCGCCGCGCTTGTTGTCCCACCACGTATTGGAGGTCTGCGAAATGCCACCCAGCGTTGTGCCGGTTGACTCTGCACAAATGTCCTGCAGGCCAATCATCGACTTGCCGGACTGGGCATTGTGGATCGAAGCATTGATCGTATCAAACGACTTGGTCATGGCCTGCTTGGCCTTGGCCGTAATCAGTTTGACCGATCCAGACTTACGAGACTCGTCGTCTTCAGTGTCAGAAATAACCACCGGGACGGCGTTGTAGCGGAACTGGTAGAACGCGGCCGTGATGCCGTCGTTCGCGTTGGTGGACAATACGTCGTAACCGTCGAACCACTCGGACGATCCAAGACCGTACATCAGATCTTCCTGGATCTCCTTGCCACCGGTTTCAACTTCCATGACACCCGAACGCTTGAGACGATCTGTCGTCGGATAGCTGTCGGAGATGTTATCCGTCAGCCGCTTCCGATGCGACCGCATCGTCAATGTCCAAGCCGCGTCCCAGGTTTCACTGGTGGTTGCAGCAGCCATAATTGGAACCCCTGTCTATGGGAGCAATCGCTCCCTTTGTTGGCGTTGTAGAGCTACGCCTTCAAACCCAGTGCTTCCAGCTTTGAGGCAAGCTCTGCTTCGGATAAAGCACCCGAGCCATTATCAGCAGCAACAGAGGGAGTAGACGAGGCATTACCAGCAGCGTTGCGCCGGACGCGCTTCTGGCCAGCCTGTAATTGAGCAGACTTCTGGCCAGAAATTCCGGTGAGCAACTCGTACGCTTCAGCAGGCGTGTAGTTCTTTCTCGTCGCCGGATTCGGCACAGCGGTCAGGGCGCTGACTTGCGCCTGATACTGGTCAATATCCGGGTACTGCCGACGAGCGTCCTGTGCAGCGGTGTTCTGTGCCTGCGCGGACTGCTGGACAATATGCACAGCAAGCTGGCGAACTGCGTTCGTCAACTGCTCTACCTGTTGTCCCTGCGTTTCCACTCTCTGACCCACATCGGTCTTGACGACCTCGCGCATAATATCGAGGGCACCTTGCTCTTCGGGGCCGAGTCGGGCACGAACTCCTGCAAAGGGATCTTCCTCCGGGGAGGCAGCATCCACACGCGCACTCAGATCGTTCTGCTGGTTCTGCAACGTCGCCATCTGCAAGCGTTGCTGCAGCTCCTCGTTCTCCCGCATCTTCTGCGCGGCAGCCTGTGTCTTTTGCGTATGATCTGCAACAAGACGACGGGCCATCGGTCGAAGTTGCTCGGGTAAGGACTCCATTTCCTCTATCGTTGATAGATTCCGTGGGGCATCCTGAGTCGCGTCCTCACCGGGGCTTCTGTCTGTGTCAGCGGCAGCCTCATCTTGCAAGCCGTCAATGGGGGGTGCTTCGCTCGGGGACTCAAGGTCAGCCCCCAGATCGATCACTCCACTGTCAGCAGCAGATTCGGAGATCCCGTCTTCTTCAGGAGAATCCGTTTGGACGACTTCGGTCATCTTATTCTGTCCTTATTCACCGTGCGGGTCACTGACCCAACTTGGCGATGTGGAGGAAGGTCCGGGATCAGTTTTCTGATAGCACCTGGAGCCGCCCGTAGGATCAGACGATTCCTGGACATCCAGTTCCCTCATCAGGCGCTGTTTGTGGCCGTAACTCTCGACCACGACGCCCAGCCCCGGCTCGAACTTCCCATACATGGACGAATGCGTCGTATGGATGAAGTTCTGTTTGGGGTGGGCGAAGATCCTGTTGGCCTCGCTGCCGCACTCAACGCACGGCCGGCAAGGCGTGACCTCGCTCCTTAATGAAAAGTAAACATCAACTTCGACGAAACCGCAAGTAGAACATTTGTAATCCTCCATTCGAGGCATATCAG